TCCTGAGGGACAAGAAATAATGAAAGGTTGGTTAGAACAATGACTATTATTAAAATGAAGAACGAGCTTGTAAACAAGGTTATTAACAGCATTGATAACATGTACGATACTAAAAATTATCGTTATGTATGGAACCCTGAAAAGCAGGTTATGAAGCGAATTAGCATTGAATGCGTCGGACGAACGTCCTATCTGAATCCTGAAAATTGGGAAGTCTGCGAAATCAGTAAGGCATTTAAGGAGGTGCAATAATGATAAATTGGAAATATATACCAAAATGTATATTTTGGATGTTGGTTATTGTTGTCGGTTTTATGGTTGCAATGGGTGTATTGTATAGCATGATACAGGCTGTTTACTGGCTATTTAGCTTTATTGGTTGAAAATTTTACCATAATATCAATGGATATATTTTAGGGATTGTGGTATTATTTAATAGTCCTGATGGACAAGAAATAAATTAGAAAGCAGGTTGAAACAATGTATCTTGATTATCGAATTGCACTAAAGAACGCTTATGAAAATTTGTATTTTTGTGAAACAGAAGATGAAATTAAAAATGAAATCGCTAAATTAAAGAAACAGCTTGAGGAAATAGAAAGGAGGTGGGAATAAATGCGAAGGTTTGCGATATGGGTTAGGGAATACGGTGTAATGCAAGTCCATTATGTGGAAGCCACTGATGCAGTGGAAGCCTTAAACAAAATGTTGGACGTGTGCAGGAGAATGAGTACCTACACGGGTTCAATGCACATTCTAAAAATTTTGGAGGTTATAAAGTGATGGAAAAAGGCAATACTGTAGTTACTATCCGTATCCCTCAAAAAGATTATGAGTGGTTACAAGCCCAAGCGAAAGAAAATGATACAACCCCGAACATGTACGCAAGTTGTATAATTAGACAGGTTGTAAACCGTTATCGTGAGTATGAAAAGAATATGGAGGAGTGGTACAATGCCTAAATCAATTTTTAACTATCCTGCTGAATTTTATGACCCGGTAGACGGTTATCCATATTTTGGGAAAACATTTGCTCAGGCTAAAAAAGAAGTTGGACGTTTGCGCGATATTGCTCATAAACGTGTGCAACGTCTGGAAAAAGCAGGGTTTACGAGATCGCAAACATATAAACAACTGGAAAGATTATCAAAAATTAGATTAGGCGAAATTAAAAGCGAGGATGAAGTTAAATTAGCGCTATCACAATTACAAGGATTTTTGACCCGAGAAGAAACAACTGTAAGAGGAGCAAGGCAAGCCAGAAAGCGGAAAGCGCAAGAAGTTAAGAAAATATTACAAGGTCACGGTTATAAAATTGACGATTTAGACGCTTTTGGCGAATTTATGGAAAAATTTAGGGCTTATTATGGGCGAAGAATTATACCAAGCGACCAAGCCGCAGAATTGTATGATATTTTGGAAGGTGAAGAATTTGAAGCTGATGAAATTATGCAACATTTTGAAGAATATACAGAAGATTTACAAGAAACAGCACAAATTGTAGAGGAATATAAACGTTCAAATAAAGATAATGAAATGTTATCTGATTATGTCTTGTCTGTTTTGCGCGGAGAAGAAAAAGAAGAAACAGAAAATCAGTATCAAAAAACATTTAAGCAGTTAAGGGGCAAATAATCATGATTTACACGGCTGAAAATTATAATTATGCAAGAGTAAAAAACACAAAATTTCAGCCGAAACCGAGAGGAAATCAGAGCGGACGCGACAAGTTGTATTATAAAGACTTAATTTGTGCATTTGATATAGAAACAACTCGTATAACGGAAATTGAACAATCAATTATGTATGTATGGCAATTTGCAATATTATTTCCGGGTGAAAATAATGATATAGATATAATTATGGGAAGAACGTGGGACGAATATAAATTGTTTATGCAAAATATGTATAACTCTTTGCGATTGGATGAAAAGTTGTGTATATGGGTGCATAATTTGTCCTATGAATTTCAATTTTTAGCGGGAATTTACAATTTTGATAGAGAACAGGTATTTGCTATTGAAAGAAGAAAAGTGTTAAAATGCACACAAAACGATGGCAGAATAGAATATAGGTGTAGTTATATACATAGCAATATGAGTTTAGCAGAATATACTCATAAAATGGGAGTAGATCACGGGAAAATTGTAAATGAGTTTGACTATACAAAAAAGCGTTATCCATGGTCAGAATTAACGGAACAAGAAAAGCAATATTGTACAAATGATGTTGTTGGTTTGGTGGAAGCATTAGAAAAAGAAATGCAGATTGACGGAGATAATCTATATACGATTCCGCTAACAAGTACGGGTTATGTTCGCCGTGACGCGAAACGCGCTATGAAAAAGTATAATTTTGCAGAATTTAAGGAAATGAAGCCCACGTTGAAATTGTGGGAAATTTGCCGCGCGGCTTTTAGAGGTGGAAATACACATGCTAACAGATTTTATGCAGATCGCATTGTTAAAAATGTGAATAGTTATGACAGATCGAGTAGTTATCCTGACGTTATATGTAATTGTAAATTTCCCATGACCCCATTTATAAAAATTGAACAGCCTACAAATCAAAAATTGATTGATTATATGATTAAAAAAGAAAAAGCATGTATATTTAGAATAAAAATGCATAATGTGAAATTGCGAAACCAATTTTGGGGATTTCCATATTTGTCTATTGATAAGTCTGAAAAATTGTATAATTATTTAGGTGATAATGGTCGTATTTTGGAATGTGAATATTGTGAAGTGGCTGTAACAGATATAGATTTTAAGATTTTGTTACAAGAATATGAATTTGGTTTTGAATGCTATGAATTATATATATCTGATTATAAAAAGTTACCGCAACCTATTATTGATTTGAATATTGAATATTATAAAAAGAAAAATGAATTGAAAGGGGTAGAAGGACAAGAAATATATTATATGAAAGCTAAAAATAAGTTGAATAGTATATATGGAATGATGGCTCAAAACCCTGTAAAGCAGGATATAGTTTTTGATGGCGAATGGCATTATGATGAAGACGTTACAAACGCTGAATTGCTTGAAAAATATAATAAAAAGGCTTTCCTCTGTTATCAATGGGGCGTTTGGGTGACAGCATGGGCGCGTTATCGGTTGGAAGAAGGTTTGCGAATAGCAGGAGAAAAAGGTGTATATTGCGATACAGATAGTGTAAAATATGTTGGTAATGTTGATTGGAAAGAGTATAATAAAAAAAGAATATTAGATAGTATAAATAATAATGCAGTTGCAACCGATAAAGCACATAAAGTACATTATATGGGAGTATATGAGTTTGACGGCCATTGCAAAGAATTTGTAACAATGGGGGCTAAAAAGTATGCATATACGGACGAAAACAACAAAATACATTTAACCGTTGCAGGAGTTGGAAAGAAAAAAGGAGCGGAGGAATTGGGCAGTTTGAACAATTTTAAGGCAGGTTTTATTTTTGTGGCCGCTGGCGGAACTGAATCTGTATATAACGACAATCCCGAGATCACTACCTATTATATAGACGGCCACACAACACCCATAACACGTAATGTTGTAATCAGGGATAGTACCTACCAATTAGGATTGACGGCAGAGTATGCAGAGATAATTCAACGTGGTAAAAATTTGTGCGAAAAATTATCGAAAATCTATTGACAAAATAATGTAGCCGTGTTATTATTTATACGTCCTCGATAGGACAATAAAAACAAAGAAGGAAGTTGAAACCATGAATATCAAGGCTTATCGGGTAACTGGACGGGAAATTCGAAAGACGGAAAACGGGGATTGGTTGGAAAATGATTTTGAACTATATACTATGAACCCTAAAAAGGTGTATAGGGAAGGAAGTATTGTTGTTGGTACACCTACGGTTGAGCCCGTAAAGGCTGTTATTGATATTACAGATGAGATTTTGCTTGACGCAACTTTTGAAACGTATATTCCCCGTAAGCGTAAGACCGAGGAAGTAACGGAGGAACCCGAAAATGCTTAATAATTACGCAAAGTTTTACGGTAAGTTGGTAACGAATGTTGCGGAATTTAAGACCCCTTCCGGCGTTACCGCATGGGGATTTAGAATTGCGGTTGACCATGGCGGGGAACGTCCGCTGACGGTGCATTGCACTGACTACCTAGGAGATTTTGTCGGTGCAAAAGCTGGCGATATGATTTCGGTTGATGGCGCGATTGTCCTCAAAAAGCGTGAAAAGAATGAAAAGGTATTTTGGAACCTATATCTTATCCATGCGAATTTTAACTAATATTTGAAAGGAAGTATAAAATTATGCGGGTTATCAAGAATAGCAAGGAATTTACCCCGGCTGAAATTTATGAATTGACCCTTGCCCCAAACGGCGAAAAAATGACTAATCATGTGGGCGAAACGCTGGAAGCGGAAATGTATTGCATTTATGAGGATGTGGATGCAGAAGGCGAAGTACGCCGAGTTATGGCTATGAAGTCTGATGGTAAGGTTTTTGCGACAAATTCTCCTACTTTCATTCGAGATTTTGAAAAAATCTGCGGACTGATGGAAAGTGTCGGAACCGTCCCGCATCATGTGCGAGTGGAGCAGGGCACCAGTCGAAACGGACGCAAGTTTATTAGTTGCGTGTACGTTGACTAAAGTGTAACAATTCTTAATAACCCCGAAAGGGGTTATTTTTATAGAAAGGTGTATAAATATGGGTATATATTTAGATAATGGTTATATCAATATGCAAAAGATTTTTGATTATAACGCGCCTTTTACTTTTGTTATTGGAGCGCGAAGAACAGGCAAAACTTATGGTGCTTTTTACAATGCAATAATGAATAAAGACACAGTACCTTTTGGCATTATGCGGCGAACAGGTGGGGAAATGGAGATCATGACAAGCCCGGAATATAACCCATTCCGGGAACTTAATAATGATTATGGGTGGAATTATGGAATTTTTGGAAATCCTGCTACAAAAAAGCGTACAGCGAATGTATATAATCAACAAGAAAAGGAAGGAACATTAGAACCATATGGCGAAGCAATAGCCCCTGTATTTGCACTATCAACATTTGCGAGTGTACGTGGATTTGGTGGGGCGAATATTGATAGAATAATATACGACGAATTTATCCCGGAAAATCACGTGCGAAAAATCAGGGATGAGGGCGCGGCATTGATGAATCTTTATGAAACTATTAACGGAAATAGAGAGTTAAAAGGTAAAAAGCCTTTACAGCTTATTTGTTTAGCGAATAGCAATAAAATTGATAACGAAGTTTTGGTAAGTTTTGGGTTGGTTAACACGTTAATTAACAATCGTAAACGTGGACAGGAAATATATTATAATAAAAAGAGTGGAATATTAGTAGTAGATGTGCAAAATAGTCCGATATCAAAAAAGAAAGCAGATACAGCATTGTATAAAGCAACCAGAAATGCGAAAAATGGATTCAGGCAAATGGCACTTGAGAACGAATTTCCCGAATTTAGTAAATCCGAATATAGATCGTTGCCATTATATAATCTTAATCCTATTGTATCAGTTGGTGAAATTACTGTATACAAAATCAAAGGAAGCAAACAATTATATTGTAGTACGCACAAAAGCGGAGACCCTGAATCATATGGTACAAGTGATTTAGAGCTTGAGAGATTCGGCACAAAGTACATATTTATACGTAGACAACATTTGTTAAATAATATTATTTTTGAAGATATAAATTCGGAAATTCTGCTTGACAAATATTTCACCTGGTGATAAAATTATAAACGTGGTACGGGGGAGCCGAATCCAGCCCGTGAAAAGGCGGCTAGTACAGGGATGTACGAGACCCTCGTACCACAATACAAGTGAGAGGGGGTGGAAAGATGGACGCGAACGCCATTATCCAGTTGGTGAGTAATGTTGGTTTCCCTATTGCTTGTACTGTTGCCATGTTTATGTTATTTTACAAAGAGAGAGAAGCACACAGCGAAGAATCAAAGAAATTTGTAGAAGCCATTGATAATAATACTAGAATTATGGAAGAAGTGAAAAACATTGTCCAAACCCTTAGCAAGTGACTTTGCAAAAGTCGCAGATCAGGAACAATGGCAGGGAATTCCCTATAGTCAATGGGATTGTCAAGAATTTGTAGAACAAATGTTAAAAAAAGTTAACGCTTATCATAATTGGCGTGGTTCTAATGATATGTGGAGAAACGCTTTGAATAAAAAAGGAATAATTAAAGAAATTGAAATATATCAAGGTGGAGCACTAAAGCCCGGAACATGGTTGTTTACGTTGAAACACGATGGCAAGGAAAATAAACAATTATATAAAGATGGAATAAACGCCGCGCATGTGGGGATATATGTTGGTGATGGACGAGTTGTGCATAGTACAACGGGGGGAGTACAGCGTGACGTTATCACAAGTAGACGGTGGACACATGCGGGGGAATGCAAACTTTTGGATTATTCGGTCAGGGGTATAACCGATATAGACAAAATCCGTGAAGCGTATAATATTTTAGGGGAAGTGTTAAAGTAATGGCGTACCCGTATATTACAACTTTCGAAAAAAATTTAACAACTGATGAAATGAAACAAAATGCAACATATTTTAAGGGCGTTATGCAAAATCGCGGTTGGAGCATTAACGCCATTGCCGCCGCTTTTGGCAACTGGCAAAGCGAATGCCGATTAAATACTAATAACCCTGAAAAAAGTGGTTATCCGTCATATCATGGTGGTGGATTCGGTTTGCCGCAATGGACACCATGGTACCGGAAATATGGACGATGGTGCGAAGAAAACAATATACAAAATATTGCGAATGATAACAACCCAGCGGCAGATATCAATAAACAGTTGGATTATCACGATTATGAATGTAGATATGGTGATGTGCATAACCCGGACAAACCCGGTGGTGCGACATGGTATAGCTATCAACGGGGCGATATTAGATATAGTTATAGTTGGGACGGATTTAAGCGTGCTACGGACGATGTTGCATACATGGCGCGCGCCTATTATTGGCAATATGAGCGCTCAAATGGTGGAACAGACGAAAGCGCAGATAGACGAGCAAATCAAGCTGTAGAATGGTATAAATATCTTACAGGCAGTTCGCCAGACCCTGACCCACCAACACCACCAACAGACACAAATTATTTACAAATTGTTTATAAAAATTTGGAAATTATGAAAACAAGTGCACCCGGCTACCGAATTATACCCGCTGAAATTATTGATACAGATGGAGTATACGCTACATATAATCAGTTTATACAACCGAAAATTGAAATTTATGCACGAAATGGTGAACATGTGCAACTTGAAATAATTCCTACCGATTTTTACTATATTTATTGGAAATATTATACAGTAGAATACACAACAGCTACAGGGAGTTTTACTGTACAAGGTAAACGAGCAAATGAAACATATATCGGAAAATATCTAAAAACCGTTAAGCCATATTATATTCCTGTATATGGTAACATAATTGGAACGATACAGACGAAAAATTATGCAACTTACAATAGCGCATATTATGACGGAGATGTTATTGATAACGATTTTGAAACAGATATTACCGGATATTATAACGGCAGTAATAGCGGATTAACAGTAACTAATGACCCTGCTACATTTACAATTACGGCAATCAATCGCAAAAAACGCAGATCAAAAGCGTTTATTTATGCATTAAGAAGGAGGTATCCAATATATGGATAGGGAGGCATTGATTGGCAGAATCAATGATTATTTCGGAGAAAGAGAAAATATAGAAGAACTTGATGAAGTTATTACGGAAATTAACAACTTGTATGAACGGATTGAAAATACAGATCGTGAATGGCGCGAAAAATATAAAGCAAGATTTTTGGAAAAGCCGGAAGTGGAAGAAAAAGAAACCGAACAGGAAGAAAAGGTTGTAACGATTGATGACCTTTTCACAAAAAAGGAGGGTTAAATATATGGCGAAAATTCCCAGTATTATGCGATTGACTGGAACTGGTGCGGATGTAATCAATGGTGTGCGTAATGCCGCAAGTGCATACTACCAGCAAAACGTTAATGAGATTGTACCCGGTGACCTGATGAGCCTACACACAGTGGGCGCGCAGATCAGTGGAGTACCCGCCCTAAAAAATGAATTTCTGAATGTTCTTGTAAATCGTATTGGTTTGGTACTTATTACTAGTAAAATGTATGAAAATCCATGGAAAATGTTCAAAAAAGGCGTTTTGGAAATGGGCGATACGGTAGAAGAAATTTTTACTGAACTTGCGAAACCGTATATTTATAATCCTGCTGATGCTGAACAAACCCTATACAAGCGGGAAATTCCTGACGTGCGAGCGGCATATCATACACTTAATTACAAAATTGTGTATCCCGTAACAATTCAGAATCAGTCTTTGCGCGCCGCTTTTACAAGTTTTGAAGGTGTTGATAGACTGATCGCGTCTATTGTTGAAAGTGTATATAAATCCGCGAATTATGACGAGTTTTTGGTGATGAAGTACATTATTGCCCGTGAAATTTTGGACAATATGTACATTGAAAGCATTGATGAACCTACCGCCACTAATGCAAAGTCTATTGTATCTGCTTTTAAGCAGGATTCTAACGCGCTTACTTTTATGAGCAATAAATACAACCGTGCGAAGGTGCATAATTATGCGGATAAAAACGACCAGTATTTGATTTCCACTGCAAAATTTGACGCAATCGCGGATGTGGAAGTTATGGCAAGTGCGTTTAACCTTGATAAGGCTGAATTTATGGGGCATAGATTGCTTGTTGATACTTTTGTAACAAATGATGAGGAACGTCTTGCTCTGCTGTTTGAGAATGACCCGAATTACAAGCCTTTTACCGATGAGGAAAAGACCCAGCTTGAAACCGTTGCGGCAGTAATTATTGACAAAGATTTCTTCATGATTTACGATAATGTTATTGAATTTACAGAAACGTACAACGCCAAGGGTTTGTACTGGAATTATTTCCTTCATAACTGGAAAACATTTAGTACTTCTCCCTTTGCAAATGCTATCGCATTTTGTAAGAAAAATGAAACAACTATGTTGAATAAACCTACTTCGCTTACATGGGATAATTCAATTAAGTCTAAGTTGAGTTGGACAGCGAGTGCAAATGCAACAGGGTATCAGGCAGTCTTGTATAAAGATTCAGTTGCCCTCGAAAATCAGATTGAAATGCAGAATGTTACAGGCATTAATGTAACGTTTGCAAACATGACCGACAAGGGAGATTATATTGCAGTTGTTAAAGCGCTAGGTAATGGTGTTACTTACACTGATTCTAATTTTGCCGCAAGCGCAAAACAGACGATTTCTTAATAATTTATAATTATTCAGGGGTGTATAAATTGCATATACACCCCTGAATTTTAGAGGTGATTATATGATTATTCCTCCGAATTCAGAATTTATAATGTTAACTAATGTACCGATGGATTCTTCATATAAAAATACAATAGAATTTGATAACAAAATGTTACAAGAAAACTATTTTAGAAGTAAAGCATTTTACAGTTTTGGAACAGAAAATGCATATGGTATTTCAAGTGAACAAACATTTAGTTTTATTAGAGATTCACAAGCGGTAAAAGTTCCGTTACCCATTGCAAAAGCAAGTATTTGCAATTATGTAATGTATCGTAATACACTATACTATGATCGATGGTTTTATGCATTTGTTACAAAAATTGACTATATTAGTGACGAAACGACACGACTTGAACTTGAAACAGATGTTATGCAAACTTATCATTTTGATTACATTTTGCAATCAAGTTTTGTTGAGAGGATGCACGAAGCTGACGACACGCTTATTAACATTGTAGAAGAAGGATTGGAAACAGGCCCGTTATTTTGTCAAAATTGCACAAATGGAAATTTATACAGCGAAGGAACAAATGTAATGATCGCGTCAACGGCTGATGTAACTAAAACAGATTTACCCGCTGTAGATGGACAGCTTGTAAATGGTATATATTGTGGTGCCGCACTTGCGAGAGCGGACACAACAGAAAGCGGAATAAAAAGTGTTAACGCAACAATTACAAAATTAACAAATGCAAATAAAGCCGATGCAATAGTAGCATTATACATGATTCCGAAAAAAATGTTAACGATTGATAATACAATTATTAACGTACCATTTAATAAAACTTTTGGAAGTTATGTACCTGTTAATAATAAATTAACAAGATACCCATATAATTTTATTAGTATTACAAACACAGACGGACAGGAAGGTATATTTAAATATGAGCTTTTCACTGGTGGAAGCGCGAATTTTAAATTTAGAAGTACACCAACACCTCCAGCAAGTGTTACATTGATTCCGCAAAATTATAACGGAATTGGAGAAAATGTTGATGAACGTTTAACAATTACAAATTTCCCGCAATGTGCATATAATATTGATGCGTTTGCGGCATATTTAGCACTAAATCAAAATCAACTTGCATACCAGACTGGGAAACATATAGGGCAAGTGTTTCTAGGCGCGGTTACTGGCGACACCGAAAAAGCCGCGCAGGGATTGGGCGGAATTTTTAACGAACTTGCAAAACAAGCGGATATTGAAACATTACCGCCACAAAGCCGTGGAACATATAATTCTGATGTTTTGTTTTCTTCTGGACAGAAAGACTTCCAAATTAAACAATTTAGATTAACACCCGAATATGCATTTATTATTGATCAGTTCTTTTCAGTTTTTGGATACAGGCAAAACAAATTTTTCACACCAAATAAAAAAGCGCGTCCGTATTACACATATATTAAAACACGTAACATGAGCGTTTACGGACAAGTTCCGCAAGAATATGTAACAAAAATTGATAGTATTTTTGACAATGGTATTACATTTTGGAGGAATACAGGAGATATTATTGGAAATTATGACCTAGCAAGGGCAAATAATCCGGGCACTTATTGGCCTACAGAAACAGGGGGTTAATTTATGATTGTCGACAAAAATTACTGGAATAAATTTAATAGAAATGTAATAGAATATTCATATTACTTTGATATGTTCGCGGGTTTGGCAATGACGCAATTTGAGTGGGACGGACTACCTGAAACAGTTGATTCGCGATTTTTGGAAGCAACTCTTTTGTATAATGGCAAGGCGGCATTTTTTAATGATGACGTAATGGGGTATGTTGCTTTACGTGCCGTTTTTGGTGGAGAATTTAACCAATATTTTAATCCTACTGAATTTACTGCATATGGTGCGAATGGATATACACGCATGTTGACGGATAAAAATGCAGTTCCCATTTATGACACATATAACCGTATGCCGTTGATTGCATACATTGATATGTATGCAAAGAGATTGTATGATATTGACCGGACGATTGATATTAACATTCGTACACAAAAAACACCCGTTGTCGGAGTTTGTGACCCGTCCACAAAATTATCAATGGAAAATTTCATGCAAAAATATACAGGTAACGAATTATGTATTTTAGTTAACAAAAGTTTTAACCCTGCTGACAGTTTTAAGACTTTTAACATGGGACACGAATACGTAGCAGATAAGCTATTTCAGGCACGTGCGAATATTCTTGCAGAACTCTATACAGTTCTGGGCATTGAAAATGTGCCGTATGAAAAGAAGGAAAGATTAACAAATGATGAGATTTCCATGAACAACGGTGGGACGAATAATTTTAGAAATATTCGCCTGAAAGCGCGTGAACAAGCCGCAAAACAAATTAACAAAATGTTTCCTGACTTGAACGTATCTGTTAAATATATTGGAAATGATGAGAATGTTACGGAAGAATATAAATATAATTATGAAGAAGATATAGAAAGGGATGATGAATAATGGCGGCATTGTATACGCAAACACTAAAAACCTTATGTGATACAATAGCGGGAAATGAAACATATAGCGGTTACACAAATATTTACAAACTCGCAACAAATAATACTGTATTGGAAACAGTATTTTTGAAAGAATATACGGCGTTGTATGATTATAAAGATAATACAACCGGGAATGATTATAAAAAATCGCTATTTACTAAAATTTTGTTACATTATATGTTGTATGAACTAGGACAGGAAACAGCCGGTTATTTCATTTATTGCCTGAATGAGCGATTGGTGCAGATCATGCCCTATTATAACGATATGCTAAATAGTGCATTGCTCAAATTTGACCCTTTGCAGGACACAAATTTTACACGACTTGTAACAAGTAGCAGTAAAAATGAAAACAATAATGTAATAAGTTTTAACGAAAATTATATAAATAAACAAATTGGTAAAGAAAGCGATACCCCACAAGGAGGAATTGAAAACCTTGAACAAGATCGCTATATTAGTTACGCAAGAATCAACAGCGATGATAACAAAAAAATTGGTAATAATACAACTAATGCAAACGGAAACGCAAGCGGAACAACAGAAGAACACATTAGCGGAATGCAAAAGGGAAATTTTGCAGAAGCTATTAAAGAATATCGTAACATTATTATCAATGTTGATAATATGATTATTGATAATTTAGGTAATTTGTTTATGGGGGTGATGTAAATGGCAGATCGGATTGAAAAAATTCCTGAATGTTTATGCAGTAATGCGGGACTTCCAGCAGGTTTTACAAGCGCGTTAAGTTTTGATGAACAAGTGCAATGGTTGCTTAATGCATATAATAATCTGCTAGCAATGATACCTGACAATGTGGAATTTAATGGAGTTAAATTTATTCCACAAGCGTTAACAGAAAAGGAAAAAAATATTGCACGTGAAAATATTGGTGCAGGAACGAGTGAGATTACACAACAAGATATTGATAATACGGTAAATAATAATACCATTAGTTATAAAATTCAACAGAATTTAAGCGCGGGACAAAAGGAACTTGCTAGAAAAAATATTGGTGCGGGAACTAGCAATGCAATCTATGCAGTAGAATATGTTAACCAAAATTTAACAGAACAGCAGAAAGAAGACGCAAGAAAAAATATTGGGGCGGCAAGTGAAAAATTGAATGGTGCTGTACTTACTACCCCGCAAGCATTGACGGAAAATGAAAAATTTACAGCAAGAAACAATATTGGAATTGCATATGGGTTTGGTGATGTGCCTGTTCTGTATAACCAGATACAGATGTATCCCGATGCTTACAAAGAGCAAGCTCGAAAAAATATTAATTGCCCTAGCATGACATATCACAGAACTTTTCAAAAAAGTGCAGAAGTTGACGAATGGGAAACAATCGGTGGAAACGAAACATTTAGTTATTGCAAAATTATTAAAAATACCGAATTTATTTATACATATGAAAACTTAATGCTTATTGCAAAAACATCGGCACTAAGATGGATTGATGAAAATAACGTGTTTCATGAACCTGCTGAAATTTCTGAAAGCGATATAACCTATGTTATAGCAATTTTCGATGACGGGGAAAAATGGCTTGCGGCACGAGTGCTTTACACCCGTAAACCAACTAAAAAAACATATATCGCTACAGAATTGATTAGTACACCAGTTAGTGATTTCCCTGCTACATGGATAGAAGAACAAACTACACCATCACGATATGATGTGCCAGTAATTATTACTAGGAGGGACACGTGATGCCTAAAGCGTTTTGTAGCAATGCGGGACTGCCCGGAAGTTTTACAAAAGCGTTAAGTTATGATGAACAGATTCAATTTTTAATTGACAAATATAATAAAATGGCAGATGTTATAAACAATTTGAAAATTAATACAGATGTTTTGAATACTGTAAAATATACCCCACAAACGGGATTTAGTGAGTTGCAGAAACAGCAAGCAACGGAAAATATTGGTGCCGTGTCTACGATTGCAAACCAGATTTTGAATGAAGATGAACAGATGAACGCACGTGAAAATATAAATGCAATGGAATATGAAGCGAAAGACGATTTTGTAAAAGCAGGTGGAGCGGTTGTATATGACGAAAATTTTACAAATATTTTACCAAATACAAATCTTGCAACTATTACATATTGTGAACCCGGAAGATATTATTGCGCGGATATTACAGGAATTACGGGATTCTCTGCCGCAATGCCGTTTGAAATGGAAGTATTCAAAGTTAATTCTAATTTAGTTCGCAGATATTTCCAGTATGATAATGGTAGAAAATATGTACAGGAAGTTGAACTTAACCCATTGAAATTTTATTCAGTTGTTGATTTTGGTGGATTTAATGTCTCATATTTGTTGCAGGATTTAACAGAAGAGCAGAAAGAACAGGCAAGAAATAATATAGGAGCAGGGACTAGTAATATTACAAGTGGTGATATTAGTACACAGATTAATAATAATTCCGTAAAATTTAGTGGCGCACAGAATTTGACAAATGCACAAAAAGCACAAGCAAGAAATAATATTGGAGCTGGAACAAGTAGCATTACAAGTAATGATATTAATACACAGATTGATAATAATTGTGTAAAATTTAATAGCGCACAAAATTTAACAGAAGAACAAAAAACACTAGCAAGAAACAATATCGGAGTAGTATCAACAGTAACAGATATTTTCAACAGTGTATATCCTATTGGCAGTATTTACATAACAGTCAATAATACAAACCCCGGAACAATTTTTACTGGCACATGGGAACAAATAACAGATAAGTTTTTATTGGCGGCTGGCGAAAAATATAACGCAGGCAGTACAGGCGGCGAAGCAACTCATAAATTGACAGTAGCCGAAATGCCGCCTCATAGACACAGTATCAATGTAAGAGGATTTATAACGGCAACAGCCCGCGAAGCATTCACGAATACTAGTTATAGTTATTCGACAACACCTACCGATTGCGGAATTGCAGACACGATGATTAACGAAAACGGAGGAGGAGAAAGTCATAATAACATGCCTCCTTATCTGGCCGTTTATGTTTGGAAACGTATTTCATAACAATATCATTTATCCAATATCTTTAATAGGGTGACTATTTGTCACCCTATTTTTCTTTTAATAATATACGTCACGTAGCAATATTGAGTACTTTCCGAATTTGGATGTAACCATTTGTAACCCTTGCCAAACTTTCCCTCATACTTTACAAGATATCCGTCTGTTTTGCGGCTTACGTATCCAGCCGCATATGCAGTATGATGAAATTCATAACCTCTGTTTTGCAATTCAAAAGTCTTTTCAATAGTAGTCATTTTATTCAACCTTCCTTCATTATTTTTTGTTAAGGTATTCCCATTCCATAACGTCACTATCACTAATATTGCCATTCCAGATTTTCAAAACCCTATAACCGTTACCCCGTAAATCCTCGGCAAACTCGTTAATCGTTTTATAATCATCACAACGCAGTTCTCATTTTCATTTTCCGTTTCCTCCTTTATTTCTTGTCCCTCAGGACGTTTATATAATACCACATGTCCCGAAATACACCAATTGATATTTTGATAAAATTTCATACCAGATCATTCAATGGTCTATGGCTTTTGTGCAGGTTGCACAAACCCTAGGCTATTTTTGTGCAGGTTGCACAAAGGCTATAGGCTTTTTGTGCAGGTTGCACAAATTTTGGGGGAAATTTTTGTGCAATTTTACATTAGGTTACCTC